GAAGAATTTCTGAAAGAGAGGCTATTCAACAACTTATTCAGGATAAGATATCTGAAGCTTTCCATGTTCAAGAGGAAGAAGAGGAAGAGTCAGAAGAAGAAAATGATTATGAAGATGGAGATCTAGACATAGATCTTGAAAAGCCTGAAGAACTAGAGGAGTCTGAGGAAGACATTATGGATAATATTTCTAAAAAAAGTAAACTTAAGGAATTTCTCGACTCTAGAGAAAATAAACGACAAGAAAAAGTTGAGCTAGACAAGTCAGAAAAAATAGCCTGTCCTGATTGCGCAACAAATCTCTATAAAGGCGAAGATAGCTTTAAGCTTTGTCTTTGTTATGGAGAGCATTACAATAAAGATATTAAGATCAAGAAGACAGAAGATGGTAAGTATAAATTTAACTTTCCAAAATCATTTCAAACAGATAACGTAGAGATGCTTCTTGACGCAATTAAAAATAATAAATAATATTTAGGAGATATAAATGAGTTTTAAATTCATAGCTATAAATGGAGATGATGTAGGCGGCAAAATCGGTGGAGCCATTGCATCTGACAATCACGAAGAGTTATCAAAAATCACTGGAAGTCTTAAAGAAGCACACGCTGCTCTTGAAGAGTGGGCTCAATCTAAAGGTGGTGAAGTAGTTACTTCTGCTGGTGATGAGGCTATTTTTAAAATTCCTGCTGATTCATTTGATTTTAATGAAGTAGAATCCCTAAAAGACGAATATGCAAACCAATCTGGTCACAATGCTACAATAGGTATTGGTGATTCCATGTCTGAAGCTTCTAAAGCTCTTATCTATGGAAAAATGAATGAAAAAGATCAAGTAGTTGAGTATGATGGTAGTATTGACGACTATATTGCAGATTACGATGACGAAGATGAAGCTAGTACACTAGATGACGAGCAAGAATTTGAAGAAGATATGGACGAGGCTGAAGACAGCCAAGAGTCTATGGATCAAGACGATGACGAAGACGGTCAAAGAGATGACACATACGAAGAAGATTCTTTTGAATCAGATAACGATGAAAGTGTAGATCCAAGTCAAGATGCTGAAGAAGACTTTGAGGAAGAGGGTTCTTTAGAGGACGAAGATGAAACAGATGAATTTGAACAGCCTCTAGAAGGTGACGCTCCTAGCCAGGAAACTGACGAAGATCTTCCAGGTGAAGAGGGTGAAGACCTTATGGAAGAGGGTGAGATTTCTGAGGAAGATCTAGAAGATAATCCTGAAGATACACTTGAAGAAATTGTTGACGAGGAAGATACAGAAGAAATAGATGCACCTGCTGATCATTTAGATGGTGATTACGGCTCTGAAGAAATGGCTGACGCTCAACCACCTCATGAACAAGGTATGGGTGAGGAAGAAGAATTTATTCATGATGCAAAAGAAAATCGTGACGATGAATTAGATGCTGATGATATTGAAGCTGATATGGAAGCTGCTTACGGTGCTGAAGACGAAATGGGTGAGGAAGAAAGCGAATATGAAGATATGGCTGAGGAACCTCAAGACCAGCAGTCTGCTATGCAAGATATGATTCATGCTAATATGGAAGACGATGGCGGTTCACCTGCTGATCAAGAAAGTAGTGAAGAGCTTAAGCAAAAAATTGCATCTACTCTTTTAGCTTTTAAAGAAAATAGAACAATGCTTGAACAACTTAAGGGTCAAAATCCTAAGATGTACCAGGCTCAGTTGGCTATGATTGAAAATATGATCGATATGGCTAAGCTTTTAAATATGAATCCAGAACAAGACGCTAGTAAGATGGAAGCTATGGACTCAATGCCTGGTGCTGACGAAATGCCTGAAGAAGAAGAGATGGTTGAAAAGTCTGAAAAGATGAGAAAAGCTAGAGTTGATGAAGGTAAGAATAAAGAACAAAAGCAAAAAGATCGAGTAGCAAGAAATTCAAGGGTTAAATTTAAAGCAGGAAGTCCTGAAGGAAGCTATAAGGGTAAAAAAGTAAGACCTAGAAAAGAAGGTGAAGGTGATAAAGTTTTTGGTGAGCCAAAAAGTAACAGACTAAGTAACAAAGACAAAATGCACACCTATAGAGACCCAAAACTTCCTAAGTCAGAACATATGACTAAAGAAGAGAAAGATAAGCTTAAAAAAAAAGCCTTAAAAAAGGCTAAAGACGCTAAGAGTCTTCCAGATAAGGGAACTAAGCATATTAGAAAGCCACAGGCTCCTCTAGGTGCTACTAAAAACGGAAAAGTTAAGGTAAAAGATGGTGAGACTGGGAAAGTTTCCTGGAGATCTGGTCGTTCTGGAATGAGTAGAGACTGGGATGGCGATCCAATATCAAAACAATACAATAGAGCAGACGCTAAAGAAAGAAAAACCCACACAGTACATATGGGTCGTAAACCTAAGAAATAGGGTTAATTAATAAAGATATAATTACTAGAATGGGTAGGTTCAACATAAAGATCCTACCCATTTTTGTTTTTAGAGGTAGCTCTTTCCAGTCTTTGACTATATTATCTCTTTCTAAATAAACTATTACAAAGCTCATTATTTGAAATACAATAAATAAATCTATTAAATTACTATTTGTCATAAGACCCCAGTATATCAGGTAGTACTTCATTCTCCCATGTTTGCATAGCCCAGTCAAACGCTTTATCCATAAGCTTGTCGCCTGGTCTTCCTGGATGGACCCAGCGACCCTCTTCACGGTGTCTTTCAGTTATAACACGAAATGTCATAACATCTCTCTTAACCTTGTTTCCTTCCATTCTTTGATATATAGCTACACCTTGTAAAGGACTGTTTTTATCGGTTGGTTTAAGCTTAGCAGAGTCAACATTAAATCTTTTTATAAGACCTAGTTTTGGACTTCCATCTGCATTGTACTCAGGTTTTCTGTAATTTACACCCTGTTTTTTAAGTTCTGTTTTAATTTGATTGGTTAATTCACGAGCTTTCGATGACTGTTCAGATGGATTCTTGGAATGCTCAAAAGGTATGACAGCATATTTCTCGCCTTTGGCATTTGTCTTGGCTGACTTTCCGTTAAGAAGCTCATCCATGAAGCCGCTTTTTCTTCCCTCTTCAATCCAGAGAGCTTTTTCATCTAAAGTTACAACCCATATATTATCTTCTATTTGCTGAAAAGATACATTATCCTTATACATCCCAGAAAGTGAATTTAGATGTTCGTCTGCAAGCTCTAAGGTCTTGGCATGTGTCATACTAGCAAGGTTAGAAACACCTTGTTTCAGGTCTTTAGCTACCTCTTTCTTGATTTCCCCAAATTCTGAGGCGATACTATTAACATCAATTTCAAATTTTAAATCAGACATACATCTCCAAAAAGACAATCTTTAAAGTAATATAGTATAAAGATTGCTTTAAATAAGTGATATATAATAAAAACAGGTATTTAGATGGCTTTATTTCAAGGTGACGTTATAATCAAGACAGCGATTGAGCTGGCTATTGAGGATATCAAGAAAGATCCATGGTTGATCGACGATATCTTCTCTGATTTCATTAATAATCCAATACTTAAGTACAAATACGGTCAAAAAGAGATCAATAGAGCTAAGGAATGGGTTTTAAATAATAAAATTAATTTCTATATGAAATATCGTGTAGATAATATGGATTTTCCTGCAATTAGCATAAGCATGGGGAATTCTAATGAAGATAAGAGTCTAGCCACTCTAGCAGATCAGTCTGTGTGTGTTGAAGAACTAGACCCATGTGAGATAAACAAGCCAATAGCTTATATTGTAAAGCCATTTAACGTGGTCTCTTACGATAAGAACACAGGTATTGTAGAGGCACCTGAAGGTACAGTAGGTCTTGAGTTTGTATCAAAAGACATGGTAGCTGTAGACCCTGAAACTGGTAATGGGTTTATTATTAATGAGAAGGCTGGAGATAATGGCTTTAGTATAGCTGCTGGCTCAGATCTGGATGTTTCTCAGTTAGCAATAGTTCCGAAATATCAAATATATAGAGCTAGAAGAGAAAGAATTATATCTCAAGAAAGTTACAATATTGGATGTCACGCTCATGGTGATCCATCTACTTTGATTTTCTTATTTGCACTAACTAAATATGCTTTATTAAGATACAGAGAAGGTCTGCTTGAATCTAATAATTTTCAGCTAGGAACGCTTCAGTGTACAGATATGATTAAAAATGAGGCTTTTGGGTCTGATAATGTATATTCCAGATTTATTACTCTTTCTGGTCAAGTAGAGGAAGATTGGCTAAAATCACCCTTTAGAGTATGGGAAGCTGTTGATATTATTGACAGAGAAGAAGGTATGGACCCTGGTATTGGTATAAAGGTGTGTGCTAACGAAGATATTATTGAAGGCTCAGATGAGGCTGAAAATGATCTTTGGACTACTATTAAAGTAGATAATGATGAAGAATAGTAATCTTTAAAATATGAAGTATAGCGAAGAGGAAATTGAAATTTTAGCTAAATCCATGTATAAGGCTGTAAAAAAAGCACTTGGATCTCAGAGTTTAAAAGATTCTAAGGGCAAGGCTAGAGCTAATACTGGTAAAGAAATAGTAGACGATCTACTAGATTCTAACTACTTAGCTGAAAGTAAAGAGAAAGTTCCTCCACGTAGAACTGCAAATATGAATAAATCCAAGGGTTTAGACAAGTTAAAGAAATTTAAAGACGATATTAAAAAGAAAAAGAAGAGCAGATGTTGGGATGGCTACGAGCCAACTCCAGGCAAAAAGCCTTATTCTGAAGATTCTTGTAGAAAAAAATAAACAATAACAATCTTTAAGGTATTAAAGGAAATAAAAAGGATAATTCTAATGGCTGATAAAAAAGAGTACACACCACAAGAAGTCGCTGAAGCTATCTTGAAAAAATGTCAAGATCTTATTGCAGAAAGTAAGCTTGCTAAGGCAAACACAGCTCATGAAATTGAGGGAGGCTCTGAAGCTTCTAATTCTGAAGCTGAATGTCCTGAGCAATTAACTGCTGGTGAAGTAGCTAAAGAAGGCGACCAAGAAAAGAAGAAAAAGAAAATTGGTGGATCTGAAGAAGATTTAGAAGAAGCTGATGAAGATATGGATGGTGATGTTGATGGTGATGATGCCTTAGCTGAAGCTGATAAAGATGACGATGGTGATATTGACGGTTCTGATGCTTTAGCTGAAGAGTCTGAAGAAAAAGAAGAAGAGTCTGAAGACAAAAAGAAAGAGAAAAAAGCTCCTTTTGAGAAAAAAGAAGATATGGATAAATGTGGCGATATGAAAGCCATTGGAAAGAACGATAAACTTAAAGGATTTCTAGATAAGCGTAAAAAAAAAGTAAAAAACTAGAAAAATTCCTAGGTTTAGGTGGTACTCAGACATCAGCAGAAAATCCTGATTCTAGTATTAAGCAAGGAACTCCAGAGAAACCAGCCCCTGGAACCTCAATAGCAGATCAGATAGGCTGGGGAAAGAAAGAGAAATAATATGCCAAAAGCTAAGAAAAAAGAAGAAGCTCCAAAAAGTAAAAGTCTTTCTCAAGCTAAAGAGAAAAGAAGACTTGCGTGGGAAGCCAAGCAAAAAGAGAGTGGCTCTACGGAAAGAGGCGAAAGAGAAGAATTTAGAAAATTTTTCGTTAAAATAAAAGGAAAGTTAAAACTAGACAAAAGTATGGAAGAAGTTATTTGGACACACTTTAAAGCTGCTGGTTTTGACAAGAAAGATAAGTTTGAAAAAGGCATTAAACATTTTGGCTATAAAATATAAGCTATAGAATAATTTAAGGAGATACAAGATGGCTCAAAGAATTTCAACTAGTTTCATCAATACTAACCGACCTGGTGCGTATTTTGATGTTAAGGTTAAGTCTACCCCAGTTGGAGTGGCTTCTAGTGGTAACATCGTTATAATCGGTGAGGCTGCTGGTGGAGCTAAATACACTGAGGAAAACCTCAAAGAAAACTTTTTTACACCCGATCAACTAGATAGAGTAGAGGCTAAGTATGTCTCTGGTCCTATTGTTGACGCTTTTAGAGCTATGGCTGCTCCAAGTTCTGATGCTAACATCACTGGATCTGCTAATAGAATCTATATTGTTAAAACTAACGCAAGTGTAAAAGCTTCTGCTACAGTAGCAACAGCATACGGAACTCTAAGCGATAAAAACTTTGGCTTGGATGGAAATAAGTATTCTTACCAAGTAACTGAGGTTGAAGCTGAAGTAGCTCCATCACTTGATGGTGATACAATTACCGCTGATATTGGTGCTGGCGATCTTGACGGTGCTGAATTTACAATTAGATTAAACGGTGGAGCTGAAACAGTTGTTACTTTAGCAACACCTGCTGATATTACTGCTGTTATCTCTGAAATTGACGCTGCTCTTCCTGCTGGAATGATTTGTGAAGCTGGAACCGCTGCTACTTCTATTAGAATATTAGTAGATGCTGACGCTGCTGCTGCCTCTAAAGGGTGGGGTAAGTCTTTTGAGCTTATCGATTCTACTCCTGGTGACTTGTCTTCTTTAGGGCTAGATGCTGGATTAACAGATTCTTCTCAAGAACCACTACATGAAATTCAAATATTGAGAGCTGATACTTCTTTAAATGAGTCTTTTCAAGCTGAAGCAGCTATTGCTCTTGAAATTGGATACGAAGGAACAACTGCTGCTTTAACTATTGATGCTACTAGTCTTTCAACTACTGTAGTTGGTGGAGCTGGTGCTAACCTTTCAATTAATCTTGAAGATTTTGCAACAGTTAAAGATCTTGCAGATTATATAAATTCTCAAACTGGGTACTCAGCTTCTGCTGGAACTAGCTCGGTACAATCTCCTGTTAGTAGTCTTGATAGAGTTTCTGCAATAAGCATTGCATCTACTGCTTCAGGAATCAAAGCAGGGCGTGTTAAAAGAGGACTTCAAAACTTTAAAAGTCAAGTCGCTCAGTCAACTGCTCTAGATTTTGCTTCAACTGCTACTGCTGGATTACCAGATGAGATGGCTTCTGTGGCTTTCTTAAGTGGCGGTGCTCGTGGAGCTACTTTAGCTGCTGATATTGCTACTGCTACAACTTCACTAGAAGGTATCGATGTTAACTTTATAGTACCTCTTTTTTCTAGAGATGCTACTGCTGATATCGCTGAAGGACTTACTGATTCAAGTTCAACATATACAATTTCTGCTGTAAATGCTCTTGTTAAGAACCATGTTTTAAAGATGTCTACAGCTAAAATCAAAAAACATAGAAGCGCATTCGTAAGCTTCTGGGGATC